CCAAATTCTAGTGATATCTAATTTAGCACCGTTAGCGTGTCCTGATAAACCACTTGCGTCTAGTATGTTTGAGTTAGCAGTAGTGTTATCGCTCATGTTTACTAGAACAGTAACTTTACCACCAACATTACCACCAGCTACAACTGTATCTTTTAATGTTCTTGTTGCAATTGCCATTTTTTATTTCCTTACTTTATTAGTTCATTGTCGAAGTAATCTTCTATATCATCAACTTTGACACTATGTTTTTTTGCGACAGTATTAATGATACTGTCAATTTTATTTATTATAGGATCAGGCGCTTTATCAATCATAGAATAAACATCATTGATAGCCTGTCTCATTTTAGGAGATAATTTTCTATACTCCTTAGTTCCTTCAGGACCTATGTATCTGCGTTCTTGTAGTTTAGTTTTAAACTTCTGAAACTGCAGGTTGCTCATCTTCATCCTCTTCTGAATCTATTTCAACGGGTTCTGCTTGTAAACCAGGTTCACTAGCAACATTAACATCATCTAAACCAGAAGCATCTTTTATTCCTTCTAGTTCGTCAGCAGCATTTAACCAATCTTTAGCAACTCCAACTCTTTTATCATCCAATGCTTGACCAATCTTATCAGAAAGAGCATTCTTAAATGCGTCTTGAGCGGCAATATTATCGCCGTCTGCAAGTGAATCAACCATTTTTATTACATTATCATTTGACATAATTATTCATCTCCTTTATTATCTATATTTATATCAGAACTATCGTCATCTTCCATACTTTCGCCTTCAGGACTTGCAATAATTCCTTTACTAATTTCATCAGCAATTTGACTATCAATCTCTAGGATATCTTCATCACTCTGTCTTAGAACATATTTTCTTACATATTCAATTGAATAAAATTTACCAATATATGGTCCAACTTCATTTGCAAGACTTAATCTTTCTCTAAGCATTTCTGCATTTTTAAGTTCTGCAAAGTATCCATCTTTTAAATAATCATATTGTATATGTTCTTTAATTCTTTGCCAATCTTCAATCGTGATGACACCTTTTAAAACAAGTTGTGTTTTAAGTATGTCTTGAAAGACTTGTGTAAATCTCTTTCTTAATCTCTGAATGAATTTAGTAAACTTCAATTCATCTCTTGTGATTTCAGCTGCCTTACCAATATTGAATCCGTTTTCTGATTCCATTCTTGATATCGGAACATTTAAAGATTTGTATAATTTCTTTTGAAAGTAAACGACATCTGTAATCTCACCAAGATTTTGTCCACCAGGTAGAGTAGTAACCTCTGTACCTTTAGTACCATCTCGTCTTGGTAACCAAAAATCTTCAAGCATTGACATATGTTTTCTGTCATCTCGTATTTCACCAGTTGAAGCATCATAGACAAGTTTATTTCTATATCGTGCCATAACATCTCTAAGATATGACTCTGCTTTTACTTTTGGTAAATTACCAACATCAACATAAAATATTCTTCTTTCAGGCGCCCTTACTATTCTGTAAATAACAACAGCGTCTTCAATCATTCGTAACTGATTAACAGGTTTAATTGCTTTATGCAAATGACCCATAACCATATTCTTAGTAGCGTCAACTACACCAGAAGTTACATAAGTAATAGAATCGGTAGTAATTTTAAGTCCAGCATTTGAAGTTGCACTAGACATACCTTTTTCGTTATATAAAAACCATTCATTAGTTTTTTCTATAACTTCGATTCCTGTACCCTTCGAATCTCTTCCTTTAGTTACTTCACGAATCTTTTTAATCTTTCGTGGATCAATGTATCGTATTTCTGTAAGTCCTTTTCTCGGACTCTTTGGATCTATTACTTTGTGAAAGTAAATTCTTCCATCAATATACCATCGTTTAAATATATCGTGACCCTTTTCGTCAAAGTTTAAAAGAGATAAACACTCTTGAAACTCATCTCGAATTTTGCCTTTAATGTTTTCAGATATAGAAAGTTTGTCTAGTGATATTGATACTGGACTATCTCTCTCATCTGATACTACAACTTCATTAATGATATCTTCAACTGCCATATCACATTCAGGATGTTGTGCAATCTCTCTATATCGTCTAATTAAGTCAAAGTCGTTCTTTGCATTAACTTCCATATCCAAGTATTGGCCGAAATATCCGCCAGCAGATATAGTAGTAGTTCCGTCATCTGGAGTGGCGACTGTAAACGCTTGTTTACCTGTAGCCGCCTTCTCTAGATTTTCGTCTCTGGTTATTTGGAAACCAAGTATTTTTACCATATTATATTATTCCTTATAACTATTTATTTATTATGTAGTAGTGTCTGTTTCGAAGTATTGATACGAAAAGTCAACTGTAAAAGTTTCTACAGTGTCATTAGTACTGTAGTCTAACGCAATATCAGAAAGAGATGTTGGAAATCCCCCTCTAAATGTGTAAGATTTTAGAGTTGTGCCATTTCGATCTAATTGATCTACGAAAAAGTCAACTTGATAATCAGCAGGATTTGTTAATCCTTCATTATCAGTCATATTATTCATTCCATTCATCCATCTTTCAAATGCTCTGTAAAGTTTGAAGTCCGTATCATTCATTACAGTTATTGACCATGGATTAAATGTTCTATCACCTGTTAGATTTAGTATTCTACCTCTAAAGTTTACTGGTGTTACAGCAACATTAGAACCAGGAAGAGTTGTAGCAGAACATAAGAACGCTAAGTCTGATGTTTCTCCCCCAACTGCCGAGTAACCAGGAAAAGGTAAAGTTACCTTAAACTGATTGGCTCTTGCACCACCGCCTCTAAGACGAGATTTAAAGTCATTTATATTAGCCATTTTCTATTCTCCTCTCTATGCGCCTGCTACTTCAGAAAAGGCAACACCAGTTCTAGTAGCAATAAAGTTAAGTTGAATGAAGTTAATAGAACGAGCTGGTTTGATATAAATATCAGCCCTAAATTCGTTTCTATCAATCACATCACCTGTGTTATTAGTAGTATCACATACTACAGCAAAATCAGTAATACCTCTTCTGCCTTGTACATCTCTGATAAACGGTTCTACTAAGTTTCTAAATTGTGCCCTAGTGAACTCGTCATTGAATTCAAATAGTTGAAATTTAGCAGCAGTAGCAATCGCTTTTTCAAGAACGATAAACAATCTACGAACATTGATACGATCAAATGCAGACGGTTTAGTTTGAGCAGTTTTATCACCAAACAATACTGTACCTTGCCCAGGAAATGCAACAACAGGATTTACTCTGTTTTTGTATAATTCATCTCTTTGAGTTTGATTAGGATTGAATGCTAACTTAACAGCACCTCTAATTTGTCCACGATTGAATCCGCCTGGTGAGAACCATGCGTCAGCAACATTATCTGTACGAGCACAAAGTCCAGCAATATCTCCGTTAAGAGGTACAAATCTGAAAACATCATTATATCTATCGTACATATATTTGTAACCACTATCAAGAACAGCATAAGATGTCGAAGGTAAACCTTGAGCAAATGCTTTTACATTAGCAGCTTGTGTTATTGCATTTGCAACATTAACTACATCAGCTCTTGCTGGTGAAATAAATGCAACGCAATCTTTTCTTGCGGTTGCAATATCCATAACAGCAGTTGCCTTTGTATCGCCTGTAGCATCAGCACTTGTTTGAGATGGTCCACACATTAGTAAACTCAAATCAACAGCATCTGTATCAGCAAATTTTTCATATGCAGCAGCAATTTCACCATTAGTAGCAGTGTAATCATCTGTACCGTTTGCAAGTGAAGAAGATTTCACAACAAATGCATCCCCTAGAGTGTTATCAAAAGTTGTACCTTTTTTAGCAGTTCCAGCGTTCGCCAATGTTGCTTCGTGATCCATCCAATACACAAATTTTGATTGTGCATAGATTACATCAGGGTAAAAGTTACTTGAACCTTCAGCAGTTTTAGCATCTGAAGCCTGTGAAAGACCTTCAAAAGTTTCTAAAATTGTTCCAACAGTTCCAGTAAGTCCGCCATCTTCGTCTATTACAGCAATATGTAGTTCATCATTTGAACCACCAGCATTTGCTACATCATCTGTTGTTGTTGGAGCATTTGCAAAGTTGAAATAAAATTCCCAATGTCTTAGTACTTTAGCATTGTCAACAACACCGTGTCTTAAACCACCTGTTTCTGTAACCCCTGTTTGAGGATTAAATCTTGCGATTGTTAGTAAGTTTGTTGATATTGCAGTTATTTTGTAGTAGAATCCAGAAGGTGCACCGTCAGTTGAAGGCACAGCACTTGCGTCTCCAAATTCTAGTATGTCACCAACTTGCATTAAACTACCATCGTCAACAGATATTGTTGTATCTCCGATAGCAGCAGAAGCGTCAGCAACTAAATTACCACTCATTGAGTGTGGTCCAAAAGCAGTAGAGTTAGTACATTGTGAAACTTTTAAACTGTTTCCAAGTGTACCTGCTTCTCTTGCAGCGTATGATCCAACACTTCCTTGTCCTGTTGAGTAGTTGTCTAGATAGTCAGTAGTGCTTTTTATTAGAACAGCAGTACCAGATACAGCAGCATTTACTACGCCTGTAATTGGTCTTACTATTTTCAGATTGTTTCCGTATCCTAAAAAGTTTGCAGCAGTAAACCATTCTTCAAAATTATCATTATTTGGTTTACCAAAGTTAGCGACCAATTCTAATTCAGAGGAGATAAGTGTTACCTCATCAATCGGTCCTTTTTCTGCCGTGATTACAATTCCGCCGCTACTTGTAGAGACAGCTGGAACGATATTCGTTAAATCTTTTTCAGTTACGAGAACACCTGGTGATACTTGAAAAGCCATATTTTAGTTCTCCTTAATATTAAGTTTTTTTAATTTAGTTATAACCCTTTGTAGATATTTATATGATCCCAAATCTCTAGTTTTCCCCTCTGCGAGAGGTTACAGGACTCCACAACTGTCCAGTATCATCATAAAACTGCGAATTATTACCTTCTGGATCATTTATTCCGTCATCTATAAAACCAAACGGGGCCATATCTGCCTCAATTGCGTTTTTCTGATCGGTAAACATCTGTCCTCGAACATCTACATCTGTTAGTTCTTTAAAATATCTTTGATTTGCCAACCATGAAAATATAACTAAACACATTACAAGGTCATCTGAAGCACCACTCTCTGCTTCAAAAGATTTTCCTTTAGAAATGAAAGTTGATAATTCTGCTATGATTTCAAAATCTTGAATTATGAGTTTATCACCCTCAATTAAACTTTTTAGATTAGAAGTTCCAATTCTTTTTGTTCCTTTAGTCATTCTTAATCCTAATTGACTACCTCTACCACTAAATCCTCCACCTAATACTTGACCTGATCTTCCTCTTTGTGTAACCATTAACATATTATCATACTCTAATTCAAATTGCATAGCGTCTGCAACCTGTTGACCTAAATCATTGATCTCAATTAATATGAATGCTTGATTATATGCGTCAGCAACTTTCTTCATAATACTTGGAAAGATTAATGGTTTGATTTCGTTATCTCGATATTTTGCAACGATTTTGTAAGGTGCCTTCGTGGCGTCAAGTATAACAAATGCTGAGTAGTCATTTCCAACACCTCTTGCGACATCAACTGTCATTACATAGATATTACCTTTAATCGGTTTCTCATAAACATCTAAAGTACCATTTAAACTTCTAATTAGTGGGTCTACAACAGCCATTGTCTTAATCTTACTTGCATTGATAAGAGTATCAACACTACCTAAGAACTCACATTCAAACTCGGTCTGAAACTGTGCCTCACTTGTATTTCGTATTGTCTGTTCTTTCCATGCTTCATCTCGACCAGGAACTTCTGACCAATGCACTTCAATCGGCACATAATCATTTCTTTTATTTGTTGCATCCATCCACATCTTATAAAACATATTCATTCCGTGTGGTGTAGAAACGATCATAACCTTAGATGATTGTCCTGAAGATATTGTTGGGTAAACTGAACTAAAAAATTCTTCTGCAATATTGTTTGGTACATATGCAAACTCATCTAGAAATATAATATTAAATGTACTACCACGAACAGCACTTGAAGAAGTACTTGCAGCTATAATTTTACTTCCATTCTCTAATTCAATAGAACCTTTGTTCCAGTTGAGAACTCCTTGTTGCATCCATTTAGGTAAGTATTCATATGCAAGTTGCAATCTGCCTAGTAAATCTCTTGCAGTAGAAGATTTATTGGCTAGAATCGCAACATTAACATTGTCATTAAATAAAACATAATGTAAGAGGTAGGAGACAATAATTGTCGATTTTCCGCTTTGTCTCGGTAGTTTGCAAATAGAGAAACGATTTGCGTGAAATGTATCCACCATATCTCGTTGAAAGTCATACATCTCAAAAGGCACAAGACCTTTATCAATGGTAACAATCTTTAAGTAATTCTCTATAAAATGTTTCGGGTTATCCAAACACTTCAAAACTTCTTGTATTTGATTTTTAGTAAATCTTGATTTTGAGTGTGCTTTTTTGAGATTTGGATTTCCTAAGTATTGCTCAGTTTTCATAATCATCTTTGTTTAAAAATACATATAGTTTTTCGCCAAGTAATATACCTGCTTCATCATCTGTTGGATAGTGAAACCCTGCTTGTACTCTTCCCATACCACACTCATCGCCTCTTTTAAGTAGTTCGATTTCGTGTTCAGGAAACTTACCAGCAACATATCTTGCAACAAGTCTTGCTTGTGTTGAATGTCCACTTGGATAAGAAGGTGTTTTGTTTGTTTTACTTGGTAATGTATTTAATTTATTATCAACTTCAGCTGGTCTTCTGCGATTAAACATTTTTTTAAAATGTAAAATAATCGGAACAGACTGATTAATTAAGTCACTAAATTCGTCTCCGTGAAATATTAAACCATTTTCTTCACAATATTTCTTTAATGCATAAAACGGTATCTCATCGTGGTCTCGTATAGACTTTACATCTTTAGCAGTTCGATTTCGAATAATATCTTTTAATCGAGATATCTCATCTTCATCTCTTGCTGGTGGAAATGGTAAAGTAATTCTTTCTTCTATACCTGGTCTAAAAAATTTCATTAGTTTTTCTTCTTTAATAGTTTTGTTAATTCTGTAGTAGAGCCGACAAACAATGCATTAGTTACATTTTTTGGTGCATTACTTGGAACATCTTTAATTTTTTTCAACTTATCTTGTAGATTTAATAAGTCTTGTGATACTTCACTTACAGTCTTAATCAATTGTCCAGCAACTTCATATGCTCGAGGGTGTTCACCTTCTTTTGCTAATGCAAGTATACCATCAATTGCTTCATTACCTTTTGCAAGTAGTTTGTATAAGTTTTCTCTGCCAGTTTCAAAGTCAACATCTGGAGTAGTATTCTCAGGAATGTTAGAAGGTACGATTGCAACTTCTTTTTTTTCTTCAAACACTTCTTCTGCAATACCTAAAACTTCATTTAATTTATCGTCAATTGTGCTCATTTTATAAATCCTCTATTACTTATCTTCGCCTGTACTCTCATCATAGTTTAAATTATCATCAAAGAATGAAAGTGTTTCTGTATATGTATAAGTATCATCCTTGTCTGCTGAGGTTGGGTTAGGTGTAACCGTAACTCTTTCACTACGAAAAGGACCCTTGCCTTGTAAATCTGTGTATAAATCTGCTGAAACTTTTTTGATAACAGAACTTGTA